CCGGCTACACTCATGAGCAAACCTTTGCAGAGTTCAAGGTGGCCATAAAAGGCGCCAGAGATAAGGGGTGGGACCAATTACCAGAAGTTGCGACAGCCGAGCAAATCGCTGAGATCACGGACGCACTCGCACCCCAAGCGCTGGACATTGGCAATATCTCAGCGCTGCCAAAGCGAGAGTGGGTTTATGGCCGGCACTATATCCGCAAATTTTTGTCAGTGACGGTCGCTGCCGGCGGTACGGGCAAGACGGCGCTCACCCTTACCGAAGCGATGGCTATGGCAACCGGCAGACCGCTTTTAGGCACAGAGACACAGAAGCGCAAGGTGTGGGTCTGGAATCTTGAAGATCCGCTCGATGAGCTCAAGAGAAGGTTGGCCGGCATCGCGGTTCATCACGGCGTAGAGCCAGAAGAATACGCTGGGCACCTGTTCGTTAACTCAGGTCGCGACAGCAGCGTTGTGCTTGCGGAGAATCGGGGCGGCGAGCCAATCATTTTGCCAGCCGCGGACATCATCCTCGATTACATCAAGCAGCATAAAATCGACGTCATCATTGTCGATCCGTTCGTCTCAAGTCATAAGCTGAACGAAAACGATAACGGGGCTATGGACCTGGTCGTCAAAACTTGGGGCAAAATCGCAGAGCAGGGCAACTGCGCTGTCGAGCTCGTGCATCACGTTAGGAAAGCGCAGAACGGCCAGTCAGCCTCATATGGTGATGCCAGGGGTGCATCGTCGCTGACGGACGCCGCCAGGCACGTCAGACGATTGATGAGTATGACCTATGAAGAAGCGCGCAACGCGGGCCTCGATGAATCAGAGCGGTGGCGGTACAGCAGAGAAGGCGACAGCAAAGACAACCTGGCACCACCAAGTCGCGACAGCTCTTGGCGGCAGATGATCAGCGTGCAGCTAGACAACGGCGACAACGTGGGCGTGCCCGAGAGCTGGCAATGGCCCGATCCATTCGATGAGATCACCGTGGCGGACCTCCACGCAGTGCAGGCGGAGATTAGGAACGGCGAATGGCGAGAGGACGTGCGCTCAAAGAATTGGGCAGGAATCGCGATAGCCGACGTGCTCGGGCTCGATTCGGGCCTCGCTGAAAATAAGAGTAAGATTAAACAATTGCTTGCGACGTGGTTAGAAAATCGTGAGCTCAAGGTCGTTGAGCGGGCCGACACTAGCAGGCATATGCGCAAGTATATTGAGGTTGGAGACGCTCCCAAATGGCAGATCAGCGAGTAACTTGCAGCATTTGCAACACCGAAAAGCCTTTAGAGGATTATTGGCCCTCGGAGGTCGATAAGAGACGCTGCCGCGATTGCCTCAGATTGTCGCGACAGCGCCGGTACAACAACTCAGCAGAAAAATACCTTTTACGGGCTGTGCAAAAGCTCAAACATGTTCGCGTCAAAAACGGCTTCGATTGGACCATAGAGCCCGATGAGATCGTCAATCTCTGGCATACACAGAGTGGCAAATGCGCCGTTAGCGGCCTCAATATGACCCACCACCGGGGCGCAAAAGACAAGAAAATGCCTCTGAATGCGTCCATCGATCGCATTAATAGTGCAGAACATTACATTTCTGGCAACGTTCAACTGGTCTGCTACCAGGTCAATATGATGCGTCACACGCTCGATGTGGGCGAGTTTGAGTGGTGGATTCGGACGATTTATGAGCACCAAACACGCGATTAATAACTCGGATTACGACAACTACGACAACTACGACAACTACGACAACTACGACAACTACGCGGACTGCGACAGTTGCGACAGTTGTGCGACAGTTGGCCAAAATAACTGTCGCAGTCAATAAAACCGGGGCTTTGCGGGGAGTTTGCGACAGTTGCGACAGTTTGTTTTCTGCGACAGTTCATTTTGAAACGATTAACTACAACAATATCAACAACTTAGAGAATCTGCGACAGTGCGACAGTTGCCCCTATATATAGATATATAACTGGCGCACTGTCGCGCCAGCTTTATCTACATATATTCTGCGCGGCTGAACAGCCGCCGCATTGATGCTGTTGCAGTCAGTAGCGCATCAAGTTTTGCTGTCGCAATATTTAGGCATGGCTACTTTGCATTTACAGATCGATGACTTCGAACCCGGCATGACAATTCGGGTGAGCCTAGATAATGATGAGTACGTTCTTGAGCTGGACGATGGCGAGCCCGACGAAGCGCCTGAGGATGTTGAGGAACCTAAAGTCGCGACAGCAGACGCGCAGCGGTTTGCGTTCGGGGGTCGGCGTGGCGGCTAGTAAGTTAGAGGAATCGATGTCGCGACAGCTTGATGATGCTGGGATCATTTATGAGCGAGAGCAGATGTTGATCCCTGGTCGTCGGTTTAGGTTTGACTTCGTACTGCCGCAGAGCGGGTTGATCGTGGAGTGCGAGGGCGGAACCTGGAGCGGTGGTCGGCATACCAGTGGGATCGGCTTCAGGAATGATTGTGTGAAGTACAACCTGGCCGTAGAGCATGGTTATGTGGTGCTTCGATATACGTCAGACCTCATCAAGAATGGATCGGCGATAGAGTCGATACGGCGGGTGCATGAACGATATGCCGTTCAGACGCCCGTAGAAGCTCTCTGAGGCACGATCGTGACCTCGGCCAAGGCAAGGCAAAGGGGTGCGAAACCGGCGGATAGATCGGGAAAAAAGACGTTTCACGTGGAACGATATAGTTCACACAAAATACACCGAATAAACTTTACAGACGACTTCGAAGATTTCGACTATGAGAACGATGTCCGACAGGTCTTGCGCGACTTAGGAGTGAGCGAATATGGCGGGTAGACCCATTGACCAGATGAACATGAAAAGGCTGGACGACATCGGTGAGAACAACCTGTTCGATCGATTAGCTGCTGGCCAAACAATGACCGGCCTGGTCAAAGAGTTGGGTGTCGGCAAGAGATTGTTCTACAAGTGGATGAGATCGGTAGAGGGCAGAGAGGATCGTTACTACGCAGCTCGCAAAGAGTGGGCGAACTATTTAGCCGAAGAGACCTTATCGATTGCAGATAACATAGCTGATGCCAGTGATGCGCAGGTAGCTAAGGTAAGGATCGATACGCGCAAGTGGTTAGCCGCGCAAGCAAATCCAGACAACTGGGCCGCACGCAAGGATCCATTGGTGCAGATCAACATCCATGATCAACACCTAAAAGCACTTCGAGATATTGTCAGCGAGCAGTAGACACGCGCAGAGGCGCACTGCGGGCGGCCAGTCTGGCGCGCGCGGGACGCAAAACCAAGCAAAATCAGGCGCAAAGGCACGTTAATATTAGTCTAGTATGCGTAACAGCCGTGTACGAGTGTTACAAGCAATATACAATGCTATATAAATCAATGACTTACGTTTGATAGGTAGTCAGGGATGGTGCGCGAGATTCCAAAGCAGCGCAGCCACGGCGCCAGGATTTTGCGGAGCCGCGGAACCCCCCCTTCGAGCCTGGCCGGGGTGGGGGGATAGGGGTTAGACCCGCATGCACCAAATTTTTTTTTGAAATTTTAGGCAAAAAAAGGCCCGGCTGGCGCCGGGCCCGGAAGGCCGCAGTAAGGGGTTGAGGGGCGGCCTACTTTTTCTTAGCAGTTTTCTTGGCTTTCGCGAACGCCTTCGCAGTTGGGGCGCCTTTGCTGCCTGGCTTGCGCATCTTCTCTTTCGATCCTTTCGCGATGCGCTTCCGCTTTGCATGAATATTACGGTAAAGACCAGCCATCAGGCTCTCCTTGATTTTGTGCCGCTGCACTTCCACCGCTTTCGCGACAGCCGCAGTGGTGAGTTGGGGTTCGCGGCAGCTTTTTTGCTGCGCTTCATCTGACCGGCGCTCCGCGCGCAATAGGCATCGCCTTTCTTGGTGCCGGCCCGCACCCGCGGCCCGCCATCGCTAGCGCGCCCTGCTTGGCCGTAGCTAACCTTCTTGCCTGAGCTCGTCACTTTGACCTTGGCTTTGCCTCTTCTCGGGGACGGCATTACTTAGGTGGGTACACTGGTTTATTACGAGTAACCCTAATACCGCCAACCATAGCAGCGTTCCGATTTTTTGAATTTTTGTTTTTGGTTTTGAGTTTGTATCCACCGTGTTTTTTCATCTTTCATCTCCTAAAAAATCGATCCTAACAAATTTTTTTTTGATGCATAACGCATTAATTGTAACCAAATGGTTGACAGGCAATACGCTATGAGTAGAATAAACAGTGTTACAGAGTTACACGAAAAACAAAGGAGAGAGACAAATGGCATATGTAAATGCAGAGAAAAAAGCAGAGCTAGCACCGGCAATTAAAGCAGTGCTTAAAAAGTACGATATGAAAGGCACTATTAGCGTGGGCAACCACATGACGCTGATTGTAAAAATCAAATCTGGCGCAATCGATTTTGCACCTTTCTTGCGAGATTCTTGGGATTATCAGGTCAACGAATACCATATCGAAACCAACTACTACGGCGTGGCTCGCGATTTTCTATTAGAGCTCAAGGCCGCTATGCAGGGTGAAAAGTGGTTTTGTGAGGATGACGTTATGACTGATTATTTCCATCGGTCTCATTTCATCACGATCAATATAGGCAATTACAACAAGCCTTACGTGTTTAACAAAAAAGATGAGGCCGCGTAAGCGGCCAGGAGGAGCGAGCATGATTCATCAAACCTTTGAGCAACACATCAATCACGCACTTGAGTTTTTTGCTGATTACGGTTTTGAGATCGGGCAGAACAACTTGGCTCTTTTTCAGCCTCCATGCTGCCAATCGTGTGGCTGGGCTGAAGTTGCAACAAATGAGCTCCAATGCGGCGAAGCATTCGACAACATTGTTTTTTACCACGATCAAGACGCTGTTGATCTGCCAGCCGGCGAAGTATTTATAGCCTGGAGCGGCCACGGCAACAGCATCAAATCTTACTTTGAGAAATGCGATCTCAACGTTGAATGGAATGGCGATGACTCGCAGCGAATGAAGATTACCAGGAAAGGAGCGGCAGCATGATAGATACTAAACAGCAAGCAGATTTAGAAGCAGGGATAGAGCTGTCCCATGAGGAGATGGATAGGCAGCTTTACCA